TGTTGTTCCGTTGGCTATAGCTGCTGCTGTTGTATTATTAGCACCTCGTGTACACCCAGTAAAATCATTACCTGATATGCCTGTGTAGGTTATCTCTTCTCCACCTATGAACAAACTTCCTGTAGAGGTAAACCCTGTAGTAGAAGCAACTGTTATGGTTGTTACTGAAGCGGACAAACCATCAGTAGCATTAATAGTTGTGGAGTTTATTATGTCTTCTTGGTTTGCATAGTCTCTAGAAATATATTCTTTGTAATCTAATATATCTAAATTATTACCAAGAGAACCTAAATCACTGTCTCTTTTAATTCTAGCTGTACCATAATCTACAGACTTTGCATCTGTTGGTATAGAGTATCTTACTACACCAGGAGTCAGTGTTTTAGTTTCTGTATCATGATTAAATGGAAAACCATATTCATGTTGATTAATATATCTAATAGATGCATTTACAGCATCCTTTACCATGGCATACTCACCAATGGCAGAGGCAAAATTACTAGATGTAAGTTCTACTTCGTTTAGTCGTCTGTTAACATCATTAACTAAACCTAAATAATCGTATGCCATTATTATTCCTTAGGGTAAGCTAAAGGGGCCAACCTGAGCCAGCCCCTAAAGTTTTTATGCAAGCAGATCACGATCCACTTCTGTAGCTTCCACACCACCACGGATGCCTGTTTCAATACAACAAGCCATCACACGAAGTTTACCTTCCGTAACATCTGCACTAGAGGCAGTTAATACAACGTCAATAGTATCAGTTGTAGTTACGTGTTGTGTAAAAGTAATAGTACCTGATGTTGTCATTGCAGCACCGTTACTACCACTAGCTAGAAATGTGCCAGCAGCAGCACTAACATCTGCTCCATCAACAATATCATCACCTTCTGCAAAGTCGATATCTACAGATGGTGAAGTCCCGTTAAAAGACTTTAGAATTTGAGCACCTGCAAAAAGCACCATTGTATTAGCTGGGATTTCTAATACTTGAAAGACATCCCCATTTGTACAAGAGTATCCGTCCTCAACCATTTTTTCAATGTCGATGACTGCTTCACGCATATACATTCCAAAGCCTTGGAAACGTGAGGGTGGTACAGCAACAGAGTTAGAATCAACACCAACCGTTGCTTTTGAAGTTAAGTCAAAAGTAGCCATAGTTTATCCCTCCCTTACGCTGCGTTATACTTGGCAGTAGTGATAGCTTCTGGACGAAGAATCTTTCTGCCGTATAGATGCATACCACGAACAATGTCAGCAAAGCTGTCAGGGTCACGATATGTTTCTGTCTTGTTGATTTGCTCTGCAGTTGCAACAGCAGAATCATGTCCAGCAACCAGTATACCAAAGTTACTGTTCTGGTTGGCTGTGCCTGATGTACCTGGGCCTGTGCCTACGGCAGGAAGGTTTGAGGATACATACAAACGGAAACCATGAAAGTTATTAATCACAAGACCATTACGTAGGCCACCTGATTCTCCATAGTCCCCATTCATGAAGCGACTATCTTCATCAGACAGAATCTCCATGAACACAGGATCAATGACAAGCCATCTTCCTTGTGTATCAACTTGTTGTTGATCAAGCAAACGCTTCATACGTGCAATAATCATTGCAGGTGAAACAGTTGCAGTTGGTAGTGAAGTTGCACCTGGCATACGTGCAGTTACTGGAATCGAGTGATCACCAGCAGATGCAGTTGTAATGTTACCAAATGAACTCTTAATCAACTTCATGCTAGAAAGCAATTCGTCTGAACCTGCAGTAGTTACAGCCTTTGTGCCATTGACAACATCATTAGCTGTATCTGCTTTTGAGTGTATAGCAGACTGCTTAAAGCCTGACATATAGCCAAGAACTTCTTGGTCATACTGGTCAGCTAGACGGTAAGCTGCACGATCTGTTGCAAGATCCATGAAGTTTACGTGGGAGTGAGCTTCCTCGATGTCATCCATCTTAAAAGCAAAGTAGTTACTTTTGTCCACTACTAACTGAAAGTCTTCATCGTCAAGGTCTTGTGCTGTAACAGTTGTGCCTCTAGCATATTCCTTAACTGAGATTTCAGGTTCTTTGATGATACGCACTGTATCACCTTGAGCAGATATCTCCCCAAAATAATCTGAGTTTGTGATATCGCCCACGGTAGCAGATTTGCGGAATGCAAGCTGCACCTTTTTGGAATAGATTATGGGACTAAAATTACCGTTAGGTAAATTACCATAACCTGCTGCGGTTTGAAAAGCCATGGTTAAATCCTCCTGATATTTGGCTTTAATAAAGCTAACACCGTTAAGAGGCTGTTATATTTTCTAGGGTGCAAGTATACTGATCAGGTTAACTTGGGCCTATACTTAAACAGGTAGTTCTTTTAGTTTAGACTTTTAATGAAATGGGCAATAACAAAAGGTAGTCAAATGAGGCTTTTGTTATATGTCCCTAGTTATACTGTTGATTTTTTATTTGTCAACAGTTATCTTGCAGAACCTGATACATCATAAATAAATTTACCACTACGTAGTGCAGCATTTATTTCATCTGATTTTTCTGCAAATTCTTCATTAGACATTTTAGCCACGTCTGACTCTCTTATAGAATCAGATGCATCATAAACATCTACTTCTGTCTTACCTTTTCTTGTTACTGTCTTAGCAGCATTCTTTGTATTCTTCTTTTTATCAGAAACAGTAAGACCTTTATCCATTTTGTAAAGATCAATAACTCTAATAACTGAGTCAGGGTCATCTGAGTTTTCATAGAGAGCATCCTTAACCCACTTAGGTTGTTCATCTGCCCAATCATGAAACTCATCTGCTGCTCTAAGATCGTCAAAGTCAGAGTGAGCTTTACGTATTACATTCTCTGCACTATCACGTTTAAGCTCCATACGTTCTTCATCAATCTCTTTTATACGTATGTTTGCTTTTTCAAACATCTCCTGTGCTTTTTTAGTTGCAATAGTTTCTACAATGCCAGCTACATCAGGATACTGTTGCGCCCAATTATCTATGTCTTCATCAGATTTTGGTGGTACTATACCTTCACGTTCAGATCTTTTTTCTAAAGCACTAAACTTTTCTTCCCACTCTTTTTCTTTTTGTTGTACGTGTCTACGCAGATCACCATAACGCTTTTTAAAAGTTCTTTCTTCTGCAGATAACGTTTCTTCTTTAACTTCTGTATCGGTCTCTTCCTCTTGGGTAGTTTCCTGCTTTGGTTCTTCATCTACTGGGGTTTCTCCCCTTGCTTCAGCTTCAAGACGTTTGATCTCCTCTTCTTCAGCTTTTATTCTTTTTTGTCTCTTTTCATAGTTATAACCACGATCAACAAATCCTGCAGTTTTCTTTGTTTCTACTTGTGCTAGTTCAGGCATATCCTATCTCCTTTTTATGTTGGGGTCAGCCAAAGCTGAGTAGCCTTATCGTTACTAGTATAGGGTATTAAACCTATTTTATTTTTTATTTATTTTTTTTTCTTCGCATTAAGCCGCCTTTGTTACGTCCTCCAGGGACTCCTGTAGATCCACCAAAACCACTGGTATCTTCTCTGCCACCATAGGAACCTCCACCACCGCCACCAGTAGGACTTCCACTATCACCTCCTGTAGAAGTGCTAGGACTATCTGGAGTGGTACTAGGGGGTCTTGGTCTATCACCCCTATTAGGCTCTCCTCTTGGATCACCTGATGTGTCTTCAGTAGGCCCTCGCCTTGGATCACCTGATGTGTCTCCAGTAGGTGTTGTTTTAGTTGATGTTACTTTTCTATCTTTACTAAATATGGTATTACCATACTGTTTTTCTATATCATCTTCTAGTCTTACTCCAGTTATTATGCCTTTAAAAGGCTCTAAGTTATTATTTTTTACATACTTATCTAATTTTTCTTGTATTTGTTCCGCTTCGTCTGTATAACCTCGTGCATTTAAAACACGAATATTAGCAGCCACTTGAGCAGCATTAGATCCTTTAGCAAATAAACCTATTGCACCACCACCCAAAATTCTTTCAAAAAAACCACCAATACCTGTACTAGGGTCTAGTGCCTCAAGTGTTTGTTGTGTTAAATTTTCTGCACTAGTGTAGTCATACTTTTCCATCCAAGCATTAGGATCTGGTGGATCAACAGCAAAACTGCCACCGCCATCCCTATCTGTGGATTGTTGTACTGGTTTTGGTGCTGTTGTTTTATAACCTTGAGATATTAATTGATTATATCTTTCTTGATCTTGTGGTAACATTAAAGTTATAACTTCACCGTTAGGTCCGTAAAGTGTTGTTGGTTTTTGTTGCACTTCTCCAGTAGGAGGTTGAAACGCACCTGCTCCTGGTTTTTCAAAACTAAACTCGCCAGTATATATTGGTCTATTAGGTTGACCTGGACCTGTCTGTGTTACAAACTGTTCAGTTATACCGCCATTAGACATGCCCTGTGGTTGTTGATACATTGCTTGCTGTTGTTGGTATGGATCTACCATACCTCCCTGAGCCATTTTTTGTATCTCTTGCATCTCTTCTCCCGTGAGAGGACCACCCATAGCCATTGCCTTAGGCCCACCCATAGGTACAGGTTCACCACCTATACGTCCATCTTTTTCCATCTTAGCTAAACCACTCTTAGCTTTATTACGCAAGTTTTCAAAATGTTTTACCCCATAGTACTGTACTACATCAGCAGGAACTACATACTCACCCTCAGATAGTTGAGCAGGTATATCATCCCTTACTTCTTTAGCCATAGAACCAGGAGGTATTTCATTACCAGACACAGGGTCTACCTTCATGCCATCATCTTTCAGTCCACCTTCTTGCATGAAGGCCATTTCCATTTGTCTGTTCATAATTGGTCCACCTTTATTTTTACTTCTTAGTTTAAGTCTTCTACCTAGCCCTAAACCTTCCATAGCAAGTTCTTTAGCTCTATTAGGGTCAGACCCGTAATCTTGAAGAATTTGATTTACTGCTTTACTAGGAGTTACATTTTGTTTTATAGATTCTTTACCTGCTTTAAAAGGGGCCATATCTTTTAATTGATTTGCTACTAAAAGTTCGTCTATTCTTGCATTAAATGGCTCATAATAACCACCTTGTATTTGTTCTTCTCTTCTTTTTAAAACTGGATATGATTTATCACCAACAAGTGCATTTTCTACAACCCTAGCTTCAGCTTCTCCCATATTTTTGTAATATAAGTTTCGTGCATTAGCACTTATTATTGCATATTGAAATCCTATTTGGTCTAATAATTCTTCAGCTTTTTTAGTATCTAGTTTTTTAGGCACACCGTTAACTAAATGATCTGGTAAATTATCAAATTCTTCAACTATTTTTTTTAATCTATCTCTTTGTTTAACTAAAGATGGTGCATTACCTAAAACCCTAATTGATTCTAGATTAGATCCTACACCACCTTCTATTATATCTTTACTAAAATTTTCTAAGTATTGAACAGCATGTTGTATTTCATGAAGTACAGTTTGTTTTAATTCTTTTTCATTACCTTGATTAATAGCTTTAATTAAAGTATCTTCTCCAATTGTTATCGTATTAGTAGAAGGTGAAAAAAATGCTGATGCTTCTTTTATATCTTTAGTTCGTTTAACTTTAACTTCATAATCTTTTAATTTAGGATATCTTTTATATAATTCAGGGTGGCCTAATAGATCAGAAAGTTTTACAGTAAATACGCCATTTACATTATATCCTTTACTATTAAAGTCTGGTTTAAAAGTAGCTGTAGTATCATCAATTTCAAATCTAAATATACCAGCCTTATCATCATATTCTAGACCAGTTGCTGCTTCTATTTCATCATTTGTTTTACCAGCTAATCTCATGTCTCTAGCTGTTTGTAAAGGATAACGTCTTCCTAAAGGGGAATCTTTAGGACTTCTTCTTCTAGAAACTCTTTCTGCAGGAGTTAAACCTTGTTCACCAGCAATAATTTCAGATTGAGGTTTAGGTATAGGTGCATCTAAAGCTTCAACTATTTTACGTGCACCAACTCGATCTGCTACTTTTCTAAGACCTGCTTTTGCTGCTGTGCCTAATCCAGGAATTAAACCAATTAATTCTGCACCACCAAGTAAAGCAACTTTTCTGTAATTAGGATCTTCTTTTTGTAACTCTTCTTGTATCTCCTCTACAGTCATGGCTGTACCAACTCCAGGTAACATACCAGCTACATTCTCTACTATTTGTTTACTAGATTCTTTAGATCTTTCTAAATAAGCCTGACTGGGTCTACGCCTACGTCTACCTTCTGCATCTAAACCTTCCATTTGACTTTCTATTGGTTCAGCCATTTATCTTATCCCTCAATCTCATCAAAGATCGTAGCACACGTACTTCTCCTTGTAACCTAAATATTTCATCAGGTTCTCTAGACTGTTCTAGTGCTACATGAGTTAGTGCAATCCGTTCTGCTATCTCTTCTAAGAAAGGATTATATAGCTTAGGATTATTTACAAAAGGTTTTAATGTATTATTCACGACTAGTTTCATTACTGTATTGGTTGTTCACTGCCTGAGAAGCCCTGTTCTCCTGGCTGAGGCGCTGTTCCTGTTCCTATAGTACCTCCCCCACTACCTTGGGTATCCCTTACCTGTGCGCCAGCAGGTGCTCTCTGTGGAGGTGGTGGTTGATTTACACCCTGTTGTGATTGTTGTGGAGGTGGTGGATCTGGGTTAGCCTCTTTAAACTTCTTGAGTATCTCTGCCTGTATAGCAGCCTCAGTCATATTGTTACCCACCTTATCAGGGTCAAGATCCATAGACTTAGCAATCTCACGTACCACATAGTCCATTCTAAAGAACGGTGCTAGTGTTGGGTTCTGTCCTATCTGCAAGAATTGCATCAAGCGTTGACTACGTACTTCATCAGCCATCAGACTTTCTGTACCACGAGCTTTAATCTCTAAGTCACCCTTAATCTCTGGATCAAAGTCAAACTGCATATTAAAGTTAAAGAATGCTTTGCCAAGTGGTGCAAGAAGATAGTCATCTATATTTTTAACCACGTTCCTAATACTACCGTTGGCAGCAGACATAAGCATAGAAATACCACTAGCGGTACGACCAACACCCGAAACGCCTGTCTGCCCATGAGCAAACGAAGGAAAACCAGTAGACTCATCAGCTAATACCCTTGCCTTGTCAAACATCATCATATTCTCAGAACTTACATTAGGAAATTTAGTTCCAAAGATAGCTTGACCTGGTGCACCGCCCTGCCTTCTAAATATTTTTCCAGGGTACACAGACAAGTCTTGCCCAGGAACTAGATTAGTTTCATCTACTTCAATCAACAAGTTACCTGACAGTGCAGCATTATCTACTGCCATACGCATAAACCCATTCATCAAAGTCTGTGTATCATCCATATTTTCTGCAATACCTACACCAAAAATACTGTAAGGGTTCATCTCATAAGGGGCAGCAAAGTATGGAATATAAGCAGGAGTAAAAGGGTTCATTACCAAACGTAATACTTGACTATTACATACCCAAGCATTTACACTTAATTGCTCAGTGTCTTGTAATTCTTTTGGTATCTCTATCTCTTGTTCTTTTAATATTTCTGTATCTACAAAGCCCCAAAACTCTAACACCTCAAATCTTTCTGATCTAGACTCCTGTGCATCATCCTCCATAGCTTGTTCCCACCATTCTTTAATGTAGGACTCGCCTAAGTTAAGAGCATTATCTATTGCATTCTTTCTAAAATAAGGTCTATTTTTTAAACCACGCAGTTGTGAACGAGACATTTTATGACGTTCTACAATATATTCAGCTTCTTCCATAGTGGCTGCATCAGGATCAGGATAGAAGTTCCAAATAGATACGCTACTAGTTTGTGGTATTGTTTTAAATACAGGAGAGTATTCACCATTTTCATCCCAATTAGGATACTCTTTATCTACAGCAAACGGTCCTTTCATAATGCCAGTACCAAAAAGAGCTGACTCAAATGCTGCAGCTCTCATGTGTTTCTTTGCGTGAGATTCTTCTAACTGGTCGTGTATCTTTTTCTCCATTTTCTTTGCTGCAACTTCTGCAGGAAAAAATTGTGGAGATGTAGGAGTCTTTGCATAACCAGGTTCTACTCTATCTATCACAGGTTCTAAATTATCTTTTAAACCTGCAAGTCTTTCTCTAAACTCTGGATATGTTTCCCCAGGCATTAACTCTGGTGAACTCTCTTTAGCTTTTAATTGTTCTGGGTTTGTTTCAAAGTTTACTACTTCTTCTACACCCTCAGGTAATCTAGTAGGATCAATACTAATAGGAAACTTATTACCACCAAACAAAACATCTGCTATTTGACCATACGCAGCAAGAACTTTTGTTTCCT